GGTGGATATTGGAACAGCAGGATGCTGGCCTCGACATAGATGTACGAGGACCTGTGTCTCATGAGAATATGCCCGAGCTACACTGGGAAGCGGATGTATTCATCTATCCCAGTATCCCGACCGTGGGTTGGGTGGAGCAGTTCGGTCTCTCAGCATTCGAGGCCGTATTCTGTGGTAGACCTGCAATCGTGAGTGCAACAGGTGCATTCCTCGAGTATGGTGCTTTCTTTAATCTGATCGCACCTGAGGATATTCACCAGATTACAGAGGCTGTGGATGTTGTCCGTAATGGGAAGGGTATCCATGAGAAACGAGAATACTTAACTCAGGTTGAGAGTAAAACCGTTGGAGCAAAGCTAGCAAAGATCTACGCCGGGGAGGGCGCACAGTGGAACTTACCAAACTCAATCTCGGCTGTGGAAAAGATATCCGTGCCGGTTGGACCAATGTAGATAGGGTTGCACTTAAGGGTGTGAATCTCTCTCTTGACCTATTTGTGTACCCTTGGACGGGACTTAATCGTTACCACAAGGCAGTAGATGAGATTTACTGCGGGCATCTGATTGAACACGTTCCTCATGACGGTATCAATAATAGGGATGGTTTCTTTTGCTTCTTCCATGAGTGTTGGAAGCTTCTAAAGCCTGACGGGGTTATGACGGTACAGGTTCCGTACGGGAAGAGTACCGCTGCGCTTCAGGACCCAACACATACGAGATACCTGGTTGAGGCTAGCTTTACTTATCTGAATCCTGAGCTCTATAAATCTGGGGATAACTTTGACTATGGTCTTCCTTTCGGATTTGAGATACAGGAAATCGGGTATCTGTACTATCAAGACTGGGTGTCGAAGGTTCAAGCTCAGGGCGAAGAACGCTTTATGGGGGGCTTTGAGTCCTTACACCTGTGGAATGTGGTCTGGGGACTGAACGTTATATTGAGGCCGATGTATGCGTCTAAGGATAATCGATCGTGGGCTACGGCGAGAGACTATGCGAGCGAGGGGGATAATGGGTCGAGTCCGCATGCAGGCCAAGAGAGAGTTAGAGCAGACGGCCACTGAGGGGGAGCAGAACATCGAGCTTACTATGCCTCGTAGGACTGGCCGTGCTGCTGCCAGTTGGGGGCACTTTAATCCCTCCCTGATGCTTGCATCAAACCCTGATCTCAACGCTGATGATGCGGTTTGGGAGGAGGAGGGGGACTTATCTATCCTACAAGGAACCAACGTAGGTTATGTGGAAACCCTAAACGGGGGAACTAGTCAACATGCACCTGCAGGGTTCTTGGACTTCGCGACGACTAGTATGCAGTTTATTCTCCGCCGCCGTATTATTCGTATGTGGGGCCGAGCTTAATGGCATTTACAGCACAGCAGGGAGCCTATAATGTTGAGGGTAGCTTCAACATCTGGTTCCAGCAAAATATCACGGGTAATCTGCCTAGCTGGATTGATGGTCCCTACTTCAGCGCATCCGGTGTGAATTTCAACTATCCGGAAAAATCGCTTACATTCCCCTCCTACAGTATCTCATACCTTGGCACACAGGAGGTACCTGGCTCACCCAATGTGGGGTTGGGGGGTTCTGCAGTTAGGATGAACCACCTGATGCTAGACGTTAGTTGCTGGGCAAGCCGCACGAATACCGCGGGTGGGACGAATGACTCTGTACGTCGGGATGTACTAGAGCTCCGAGATATGGCTGTGAGTCTTATAATGAGTGGGAAACAGGCTATTAATATTCTCGACTATCAGGCGGAAACAATCACCGCAGATTCCGTAGTTGGCCTTTTGAGACTACGGCAGATGGATGAACCTGTGGCTTCACCTGATCCCAAGCCCCACGTTCATCGTAGACGCATCGTTGCAACCTATGCGTTCCAGGAACTATGGAGACCTAACTAAATGGCATTAACTGAGACTAGGACCTTTCGAGAAGGGTCCCTGCGCTGGGTGGAGGCCTCAGCTGTTGCGAATAATACTTGGGGAACTGGTGCAGCAGTATCCACTGCGCAGAGTACCGCGGCTTGGGCCGCACGATCCGGGGTTTTCGGATATGTGCAGGCGGGGCTTGCATCTACCCACACTCAGAATTATTCGACTATACTAGACCGCGGGATTCCTGCTCATCACAAAGATCAGGGACAGGAGCCAACTGAGGTTAGCTTTACTGTTCTGTTTGGGATTACTGCAGACTATCCTTCAGCGAGTACAGGAGCGATTGGCCCCTCGGCTCTAGGTTATGGTGATTCAACAAATGCTCACTACAACTTTGAATTTCGTGCAAGTGCACCCGAGTGGCACGCCAATTCCGGAATCTTCTTCCAGTTTCATCACGCGGTGATTCTGAGTACGGGCTTCACCGAGGGTGAGGAGGGCGATGAATTTAACTTGACGATTAGATGTTTATCGGCGGTAGGTCCGACCGGTAGTGGTTATCTGTCCTAGGAGGGACGTTGGCTTTATCAGAGATTAGAACATTTCGGGAGGGCACCTTTCGTTGGTGTAAAGCGAGTGGCAAGGGGCTAACGTGGCAAACTGCAACCAACCCGAAGTCCGGAAACGTTGGATATGTGCAAGCCGGATTGTCCTTCACCCAGACCAATAACTATGCCACTGTGATGCAACGGGGTTTGCCGGATCATCATAAGTATATGGGGTATGAGCCCATTGAGCTGAGTATAACTCCTCTCTTCGGTATTACTGCCGACTATCCCCAGTTTATTGGAACCGCCTCCGGGGCGACTACTCCCCTTATTCACGGTGAGTTTCGAGCTAGTGCACCCGAGTGGCACTTGAACTCCGCGATGTTCTTTCAATTCCACCGAGGCGTGGTTATCAGTGAGGGCTTTACGGAGGGTGAAGAAGGTGACGAGTATGCCTTCACGATTCGGTTTCTCTCCGCAATTGGCCCTACGGGATCCGGATACCTTAGCTAGGTGGCTAATGAGGTTTTCTCATGGCCCGAGGGAAACCTGTATCTGTACCCCTCAGGAAACGTGTCTGCTCTTCAGGCGTATGTCCAGGATGTACGGATTGGGGTAAGTTGGACGTGGCAGAAGACGGTAAGAGGGCAAACAGGAACGTTTGCCTCTCGCAGCCAGTTCACCCTGTCCGCGCTCGACGTGACGGTGAATATAGGTCAACTGTACTCGACAGCGAATATGTGGAGGGCTGCAGCTTCCGCAACCGCATATAATGTGAAGCTAGAGTTAACTCAGGAAGGTGAGTTAGATCAGACCGCCGTATTCCTTGTGGAGTCCGCTGTTTTTCAGTCCCTCACCCTAGAAGGGGGTGAGGGACAACTATTTAAGCATAGCCTCAGCATGATTGCAGCCGATATCTCGGCATCAGGTACCTAGGGAGGTAGCCATGGTAGAACAATTAACCTCATTGACTCAGTTGGTCGGGAAGCAATATTCCTCCGGGGATATCACACTTGAAGCCCCGAACGGGGATGAACTAGCTTTTCGAGTTAAGTTTATCACAGAGGGTGAAGTCCGCAAGTTACGCAGAGAGATGGCATGGCCCGAAGCCCCTACGACTTTCGATAAAGACAGGAAGGGCAAGGTTATTCGGATCACTAATGAGAATGATGCGGGTTTTAAGGAAGCACTCGAGGACGCAAATCGGGTTTTCAGTATGCGCCTCCTGCTAATGAGTCTCATCGATGTGGAAACACCTGGGGAAACGCCCGAGGAACAGGCGGCCTATCTGAGTGACACTGTGCCAGCCTGGGCAGTGGTGCAATTGTCAGACAAGATCATGGCAGTCAGTGGAATCCAGAAGGCTGCATTAGATGCTGAAGTAGAGGAACTCCAGGGAAACCGCTAAAGGTCCGCGTTCACAATATCTGTGAACGACGCGGGTGGACGTTGGACCAGTTCTATGAGTTAACTACTCCCGAGCAGATTGAGCTACTCGCTTATGATCTGTTTCGTCAGCAAGATATAATAGAAACTCTGGAGGCTGTGTTGGCGCAAATGAAGAAGAAAGATGGTGGTAGTATGGCTCCCGAGATTGCGTACGTAAATATTGCGATTGCGAGGTATAGCTAGTTGGCAGTCCGTGACGCTGGAGTACGCCTCAGCGTGGAGGATAATTATAGTCGAGCATTAGAGGGCTATAATAGAAGTATGACTCGTGCGCAGCAGACTACAGATAGAGCGACTCGGTCAGCACACCTCTTTAGTAATGCGATGAAGGGTCTCGTTGCGGGTGTTTCGATTGCACAGGGTGGAGTGGGTGCCTTAATTGGTGTTTGGTTGGCTTTGACTAACCCGATCCTGGGTACTGTCGCTGCTCTGTCCGCCTTCGCAATTAGTGGGGTTCGGGCTCGAGCTAGTATGGAGACCCTTGAAGTGGGGCTTACCAACATGCTTGGCTCGGCAGAGGCCGCACAGGCTCAGCTTGGGAGATTAGTAGAGTTCGCGGCAAAGACGCCGTTTGAACTAGAGGGCCTGGGTCGAGCGCACCAGCAGCTGATCGCATTCGGGTTTGGACAGAAGGGAGCACTTGAGACGCTCCGCCTGATCGGTGACACTGTGGCCTCCACGGGTCGATTCTCTCAACAGGGCATCGAGATGATGGTTCGAGCGTTTGGTAGGATTCGGACTGGTGGTCCGATGGGTGAGGCATTTGAGAGCCTTAGTAGATTCGGTATTACCCAGCAAACGCTAGAAGACTTCGGTATCGAGATTGGCAAGGGCAATAAGGTCCTCTCTGACCGGGGCACTGTGTTGGCCGCGCTTGCTGACTTAATCGAGTCCAAGTACGGTGGGATGATGGAGGATATCTCCAGCACCGTCATGGGTAAAGCCTCTAACCTCAAAGATGCTCTCTTTCAGATGTTTGCCACCGTTGGTGAACCTCTTGAGCCCTTTATAAAGGGTCTCTTAGACGGTGTAATTGGGATGGCAGCGAAGATTGGTGATCTCTTCAAGGTCTTCATGAACTCTAAGGTTGTGCGAGACTTCGCAGACGCTTGGAGACGACTATCCCGGGCAATGCATCCGATTCGTGGGATCTTGCTTGACTTTCTGAAGATCATGGGTGGAACAGTTATTGTTGCGTTCATGGGGCTTCTTCGTGCGATCGCTGATCTTATGACTCGGCTCTCTGTGAAGTTGGCTGAGATTAATCAGAAGCTAATAGACTTCCGAGCTGGACTAGTTGAGCTTCAGGGCCCCCTCAAAGTCATCGTGCAGTGGTTCAGTGCCCTTTGGCAGAACCTCAAGAGCCTTGATTTCACGGCTGTAATTCAGCAGTTCAAGGATCTCCTTATTAATGTCTTTGGAGAAGATTCTTTCCTGGTTGAAGTTGCAGAGGTGATCTTCGAGTTTATCAACTCTCGCATCGAGTTTGCTGAAGAGTTAACTATGAGAGATTTTCTTAAGAAACTAGCAACCGCTTTAACTTTCGTCACTGTGGTAGGTCTCGCGATGAGGGTACGTTTACCTCTTCTTCTCTTCCTAGCTCTATCGACTATGTTTACAGATCCCGAGGGGGATAAACTCAATGATATCGTTGTGATGAGTGGGCTTGGGCTTGCGCTTGGCCTTGTCTTCCTATCTAAAGCCAAAGGATTTAAGTTTCTCAAACCTCTGGGGTTGGTAGTGACGTTTGCGACTCTCCTGATGTTTCAGGATGAGAAAGGTGATGCTCTTCTGGCGCGTAAAGAGGGACTCAAACTCTTAGCTATCTTGGGATTTGGTGTGCTTGGTACCGCATTGGGACTTCCTCCTACATTATCTCTAACCTTAGGTACACTCATTACTCTGGGGATACCGGATGACTGGTTCGAATACCTTGATGAGTGGGTTGGAGATCGGATCAGAGATGTTAAGGCGGCATTCGAATACCGTGGGATACAGTTCGGTATCGATCTCGATCCCCAGCTCCCCACCCTCGAGGAGGAGCTAATTGAGATTGGAAAGAATCTTGACGGTATAGCCGAGGCTTGGTTTATGTTTTTAGCCTTTATAAGTGCAAACCCGGATGAACAAGTCGAGGTGATGATATTCGCCTTCAAAAAATGGAGGCAGGATCTTCTGGACGAATGGGGGGGTGTTGAGCAGGATGCCGATAAGGGGTGGGTTGGGATTCGGCTCATGATTCTTAGTCACCTTTTGGGTTTGGAAACTCACGAGGTTGAGCCCGCAATGCGACGGATAAATGAGGCTTTTAGTAATCTCTGGGTTAATATTAAGAACGGGTTAAATAGGGGTTGGACCAAAATCATCCACGATCTTAAAGCTAACATAAATTCTGTTCTCCAAGCCATTGGGGAACTCATTAACAGTACTATCGAGATGCTCAACTCTCCCTTATTCACTGTAGGAGGGCTCCGACCTAAGATAGCCCCCATCAAGATTCCTCAGCTAGATGTTGATAGTATACCGCCTTGGGGTCAGGACCCCGGTCAGGACCCCGACCAGCCGTTCGGCGCTCCGTGGCCTCCCGTCAGTACTCCCGAGTTCGGCCTTATGGGCTTTCAAGGTGTCCCCCCCGTAAACATCTCTATTGGGAATGTTGATAGTCCCAGTCGAGTCGCTGATCTAGAAGCCGCTACAGCTCGTGGAGTGCGAGCAGCTCTTGGCGGAGAGCGATACTTTCAACGACCTCACACGGCTATGTAATGGCGCTTAGCCTTCTCATTAATTCCGTAGAGTATATAGACTATGCGGATATGAGCTCACTGGAAGTTGTCTGCTCACTCAAGGACCGTGCGGATTCACTTCAGGACCTCATAATAGATATCATCTTCTCAGGCGGTTCACCTGAAGTAGTGGTTCCTGAGGCGAAGCGAGAGATTACCTTTGCCGATGGGGCCACGAAGTATTTCGCAGGTACTCTTCAACGGGTACGTGAAGAAGTTCTCGAGATACATCCGACCGAAGATCGTCAGGTGATGCGATACAAGATCAAGTGTGTCGGGTATCAGGTATGGTTCGATCGTAGGTTAGTGGCGCAAGAATATGCTAGCCAGACTGCAGATGTTATCATCAAGGATATCGTCGATAACTTCGTCAACGTTGAAGGTGAGAATGATTTCACCTATAATAACGTGGGGGCGGGATTATCCGTTACAAAGAAGGACTACCGCTACGTTGCACCAACAAGGGTGCTAGATGAGTTAGCCGGGGAAACCGGATATCTATGGTGGATAGACTATGATAAAGATGTTCACTTCCAGCCGGCGGTAAACTCCTCTGCTCCGGTGATCGATATGAATCTCGAGACCGAGGACTCTGTTTGGGATTTTGAGATCGAGGAAGTCGGAGACCAAATCATCAATCGGGTCTTTCTCCTAGATGCTAAAACCATCGCAGTGGATACAGAAGGGGAAACAGCGATAATAGATGAGCCTATTGGGGTTGGGGATGGAACTGCAAAGTTCTTCTCGTTGCTCTATGAACCCGGCTCATTGGATAGTATGACTCTTAGCGCTGGGATGAAGGTATATACCTCAGCGAATCGCAAGCTCAAGGTTGACTTCCAAGATGGGAGACCTGAACAGCATAGTGCGGAGACCGCCTTCTGCTGTTTCGATAATAGGGGGATTGCCTTCGGGGATCCACCTGACGATGGGGATGTAATCAATATAACGACGGATTACCTCAATGAAGGGGTTATCCTGATGACTGAGGACCCTGAGTCCCAGGCATTTCACGCCAACCGTGAGGGGACCACAGGTGTCTATGAGGATGCCCTGTCTGTGCCGGATATGGTCGCGGTTGATGAGGACACTGTTCGGGCACGCGGAGACCTTCTCATACTCCCGAATCGGTTTCCTAAGTTTATTGCAAGCTTCAAATCTTACGATGTAGCCTGGGACTGTGGACAACACTTCCGTGTGACCTCAGACCGTCGGCTCGGAGGTTTCACGAATAAAGATTTTTACGTTCTAACTGTGGAACGTAAAATCATCCATGTTGAGGCTACCGACAGTAAGGTAGTTGAGAGCACCATCGTCGTCGCAGACGACATCTGGGGAGAGTAATGCAGAACTTTGCGGGTCTGATTTATCCCCGGGGACAAGTTACCGTTGAGAAGTGGGAGGCTCCCTCAGGACCGGTGGAGAAGCAAGTCTTTCCTAACCTGATTGTTAATTCTGGTAGATCTGTAATGGTAAACCTGATGCTCGGGGTCTGGCCCTCAACCTCCGCCGTCTATCAACATGCGTTGGGTACAGGGAGTGCGATTCCTACTGCGAGTAATACGTCTCTTCAGTATGAGACGGGTCGTAAGTTTATTAAGACCCGATCAGCCGAAGATTTCTATGCACGGTTCGTCACCTTTTACGATACCACTGAAGCCAATGGGACCGCGTATGAGCAGGCTTTATTTGCGGGTACGGGTGCGGGCGTGAATTCTGCTAATAGTGGTAACCTGGTCTCTAGAGTTACTGGGGCTTTTGCGAAGACTAATACTCAGAATATGAGAATTGTTTGGAGGATCTTAATGGCGTCAGCGACCGCATAATGGCTCAAGAAATGATGCGGCTACTGAGGACAATCCTTGATGCTGCACAGGAAGGGCGAGCAACTCGAAAGAGAAACTCTGTTCTGTCCCGCTGGCTCTCCCCGACTAGATCGGATGTGATTTATCCGGGTGATGATAATACCATAAGCGTGGGAGGAGTGGTTTACCCCTTCCGCCAGTCCTACGACGCATCCCCTGATGTGACACCAGCGAAGCTGAACTGGGGATTATTGGGAGCAGCATGGAACTATAGTCACTGGGAGAAGATACATGCTACGTATACCGCCTTGGAAGGTGCTTATGCGACTTACACGATCGCGGAGGATGATCCCTCAAGCTAATGGCCACAACTAGTACCTTAGGATTAACGATCGGTGCAGACGGGGATCCTCCGGATTTTAGTACCCACATTGCGGATAACTTCCAACGGTTGAACGATATTCTCGACGGAAGCATACCCCATAAATTAACCGCGACCAAGACGTACACGATCGAACGGAGGTCGGACGATACGGACCTCTTAACGCTGGTCGAAGCGACCGGACAACTGGCGCTCCCGATCACGGGCAGCAGCGGCGGAATCCTCATCGGCGGTGATACCCTACTTTACCGTGCATCGGCCAACGTGCTCCAAACGCCGGACGCTCTCACCGTCGATGGCACCTTGACGGCCACCGGCGGGGCCGTCTTGCCTACCGGCAGCATCGACACGGGCGAACTGGCGACCGACGCCGTCACGGAGAAGGCCGTGGTGACCGGTTCCACGGCTGACCCGACGACGACCAGCGGCACCGCAGCCGAGCTAGACGAAATGACCATCACTCACACGACCATCGCGAATGAGGATGTGCATCTGACGTTCACGGGAACATACGAGAGCACGGGTCTCGGTGATGAAGTGGGATTCCAATTCGACCGTGGCGGGTCGAAGCTGGGCAAAGAAATCATCGTCCACTGCCAAGTGGCGAATTACCAGGTCCCGATCAGCCTGAGCTT